ATTCATAATTTTAATATAATTATTAAAATTATAAAAGATTAAAATTTCATGCAATACTTTTTACATTTTTTAAATTGTTTTTTTGTTTTTGTATTTTTATAACAACAAATTCTGCAACCTAAAACACCATCTCTCTTATGTTTACAAGTTTTTCTCCAACTTTTTTTATGACTTTTTCTTTTTACTGTCTTTCTCATATATATATATATAAATATATTCTTTACCATTTGGATTTTTTAACTTTAATATTTGGTCCTTTTCTTGTTGCTGCTTGTTTTGGATCATATTGCTCTTCTTCATCATCTGAATTAATTGTTTTGGAAATTTCCCAAAATTCTTTAGATCCTAATTTAAAATNTTTATGAGGTTCTGCTTTATACCAAAAAATTTGTTCATTTAATTTGTTAGTTTTTGCACAATTTTTAATAACTAAACATTCAAAATTTTCTGTACATTGATCCATTACTTGACAAAATGATTCAAATGTTGGAAACATTCCTGCATAATTCTCATAAATCCTTTTTCTATTAGAAATATATGGCTCTCTTAAAATAAATACATAATCTATATTTGTTCTTAAATTTGGTGGTATACCTAATGGATATTGCATAGTTATTACCAACATTATTTTCCAATGACGTCCATTCATAAATAATAATCTCATTACTTTATCACGTGTCCAAGTTGCATCAAATAAACAATCATCTAATATCACAAATGCTCTTGGATCTATATTAGATCTTTTATACATTTCTTGTTCTCTTTTAATCTGTTTTAGCACTGCTCTTTGTCTCTTTAATATATTTTCAATAATAGCAGTATTATATTCATCATGAATAAATAATTTAGGAACATGATCTGCATAAAATCCATTACCTGCTTCAGTTCCTGATATTACTGTACCTATTGGTATGTCTTGATGATAATATAATAAATCTCTAACTAAATAACTCTTACCTGTATCTCTTCTACCTATTAATACTATTACTGGACCAGAATTTTCTGTATGTTTAAAACTAATTGTTTTCATATCAAATTTTTTTAATTCTAGTGATGACATAATTAACTTTAAGAAAATATTACTAAATTATAGACGCAGGTTTTGTAGAACTTATTAACTTAAATCAAAAATAAGTTAAATATTATTTATATTTTTAAATAATAACATTATAATGGAAATTAATTATAAAAAAAATTTAAATCCTACTTTATTTAATGAAAATAATAAAAATCTATTGGATTTAACTGAAATTCAAAATTATCTTCCTTTATATAATAATTTTTTTAATCTTACTCCTCAAAATTATTCCAATTTTATTCTTAATTATACTTTATCACTTAATTCTATTGTCTCTCAAGATTCTTATAACAAATTTTCTGCCATTTTAATTGACTCTAATCAAGACACCACTCAAAAAGATATTTTTATTAAATTCTCTCCTTTAATAGATCCTATCAAATATCTATCTGATAAATATGATCTTTCTAAAAATTTAATGTCTTTACCTATCTTAGAAAATAATAATCAATCTTTAGATAAAATTTATGATTTAAATAATACTGCTTATATCGATGGATTTTTTACATTTTTAACTAGTAAACTTTTAAATGATTATAATTTTATTCATGGAGTAGATTGTTATGGTAACTTCTTAGCCATTAAATCTAATTTCTTAGCTAATATTGATGAAGATATTGATTTTTTATTTAATTGTGATCAATTTCATAATAATAATAATAAATTATTTAAATTAACTAATAATTCTCATATTGAAAAACTTAATTTTGATACCAGAAATAATAAAAAAAAACTTATTATTGAAGAAGAAATTAATCCTATTAAAGAAACTACCTTATCTAATTTAGGTGATATTCAAAAACTTAATCATGCTTTTACTTCTTCATTACAAATAACTGATAATGAATTTGATATTGATAAATCATTAATTTTTGAGTGTAATCTTGATAATAATTCTAAAAAAACTAATGATTCTTCTTCTAATTGTTCTTCTAGAACATCTAATACTAATGATTCTAATTCTGAATCTGAAGGAGAAGAATCTGACTCTGAATCTAGCTGTTCTACTGCAAGTGAAGATGAAATTATGGTCACTATCAATAATTTTCCTATTAATCTAATCGCTCTTGAATGTTGTACTGCTACACTAGATTCTTATATTTCTACTAATGAAAATATTAAAGATCAAGAATGGGATTCAATTGTTATCCAAATTTTAATGATCCTTATTACTTATCAAAAAAGTATTTAAAAATGACTCATAATGATTTACATACTAATAATATTATGTATATTCAAACTGAAAAAAAATACTTAAATTATAAATATAATAATAAACATTATAAAGTACCTACTTTTGGAAAAATTTATAAAATTATTGATTTTGGAAGAGCTATTTATTCTTTTAAGGGAAAAACTATGTGTAGTGATAGTTATCATAAAGAGGGTGATGCCGCTACTTTATATAATTTTGGCATTTATAAAGATCCCGATAAACCTACTATTGAACCTAATTATAGTTTTGATTTAGCAAGACTTGGTTGTTCTATATTTGATTTTTTTATTGAAGATCTTGATGATTTAGATAAAATTAAATCTACAATTAAAAAAATTATTTTAAATTGGTGTAATGATGATAAGGATAGAAATATTCTCTATAAAAACAATGGACAAGAGAGATATCCTGATTTTAAATTATATAAAATGATTGCCAGAACTGTACATAAACATACTCCTCAAAATGTTTTAAATAATAAATATTTTGAAAAATATACTGTCCCTAAGAAAAATATTAACAAAAAATCTTCTATCTTTAATATTGATGAATTGCCTTGTCTCGCCTAATTTCATTATTTAACTATTATATTATTTTCTTCTTTCAACATATTTGTACATGTTCCTCCTCCACATTCCTCCTCATATCCTAATTGTGGTTCTTTACAAACATAACAATTCTTATCCATAATTAAAAATAACTTTTTATCATCTGGTGTTATTAAACTATCTATTTTGTATTTCTTTAAAAAATTATCTATTTTTGATTTCCGTAATAAAAAAGCCACCGGTCCTCCTAACCATGTTATTCCTTCTTTAATTAATTTTTTTTTATGTTTATATAAATCATAAAAATATCTATTATCTTTAGAACATGGCATCTTATATAATATCTCTTTTTCCGGAATAAATTTTCCTACTATAAAATTCTCTCTTTCCTTTTTCTGTCTATATTCTAATCTCCCCCAAAATTGTCCTGGACATAAATGTAATATCTCCCAATCTTTTGGTAATCTCTCTACTGTTATATTTAATTCCTCCAAAAAATTTGCTTTTGGAAAAAAATCATCTTGACAAATTATTCCATATTCAAAATCTAAATTTTTAAATGCATACAGCATTCTCAACGTCGTTTTAAATGATGATAATACCGCTTTTGGATTATTTTCATGCCATTCTTTATATCTTATTCCTTTTACTCCAAATAATGGTAAATTATATTGTTTACAATTTTTTATCATATTATCTCTACGTTTTAAACTAATTTCATTATCATCTAAAAATGTACTTACTATAACACAGTTCTTATCATTTATCATATATATAATATTAATAAATAATAAAATAGTTAAAATTCAGGATTAGAAACAAAAGCTTTAGTTGACTCAGCTCTACCTCCAACTAAATTCTTTACCATTCCAAATTGTTCACTTATTAATAATCCTACAAATACAGAAATAAAAACTATTAAAGCATCAATCGTAATCGGTTTTAAAGGTTCATCTTCTTTCTTTATAAATTTTATATTAATAAATTTAATAACAAAAAATACAACACAAATAATTCCAGCTAATACAAATTTATTTTCCATTAAAAAATATAAATAAAAACTATTTTTAATTATTAACGAATTATTTATAATATTTCTATATCTTTTAATAAAATATCATTTGCTGGTTTTGGATCTATTGATAAATTTTCTATTCCTAAATCTAAACTTATATCTTCTCCAAAATTTAAAGGAGCATCCTCATCATTTTTTTCTTCTTCTTCCTCTGCTTTTCTTTTTTCATTATTTATTTTTGAAATTTCTTCTAATCTTTCTAATGTTTTTGGAGCTTCTATTATTTCTTCTTTACCTTGAGTATCTACTGTTATATCTTTATCTGAAAAACTTAACTCACTTAGTTTTGGTTTTTCTAAAGGTTCTAATACTATTTCTGTTTTATCTTTTTCATTTTCTTTCTCTTCAACCGATATTGTAATTTTTTCTTCTTTTATATTTTCTTCTTCTTTTTTCTTTTCTTCTTCTTTTTTCTTTTCTTCTTCCTTTTTACTTTCTTCCAATTCTTCAACAACTGAACTTGATACTGTTTCACTTTTTAATGGTATTAATTCTTTCTTCTCTTCTACAGTTACCTCTAATTCTTCTGTTTCATCTAAATAACTCTTTAAAATTAATTCAACAGGAATATTTTCTCTCACTGTATTTAATATCATTTCTTTAATTATTGTTTCTAATTCTCTATTATTTTTTTGAATTTGTAAAGGTTCTATACCTCTTTCAAATAAATATATATTTGTATAAACCTTTCTTGCTACATTTATATAACATTTATGAATAAATAAGTCTTTTGAAGGTACATCTATATCTATTTTTTTCTGTTTTGTTCCTACTCTACTCACAGTTAAAGCTTTTAATTGAACAATATGAACACAAGTTATTAAATCTTCTAAATATCCACAACCACTTTTTTCTATAATTCTATTTGCTTCTTCAGATATTATTGTTGTATTCCATCTGGGAATTCTACTTAAAAAATTTTGAAATGTCATTAAATATTTTTCTTCATCCTCTTGTTCTACACAAAGATTATAAGCTTCATCAAAAATTGATTTCAAACCTTGAATAATACACGGTGTAAGAATATTAATTAATCTACTACACCATTCATTTTTTGACTCCACTAATGAAGATAATGAATAATCATCCATTTACATAAATGATATATTTTCTAATTCATAATTATTACGAAAATAAATAAAATTTAAAAG